GGAAAGCAATTAATAGTACAATCAGTAGAATTACTGGTGGTGGAAATTTAGTTCAAAATTATTTTGCCACTCAAGCACTAAATCAAATTGGTGGAAATCTTAGTTTAGATCAAATATTGGCAAGATCTAATGGATCAGTTATAAATCCAAATATGGAGTTACTATTTAAAGGGCCAGCTTTAAGAAACTTTGGTTTTCAATTTAAATTTACACCAAGATTTCAAAAAGAAGCAGAAACTGTTAGAACTATAATAAAGGCATTTAAAAGAAATATGGCCCCAAAAGGTTCTGGAGGTGCTTTCTTAAAAACTCCAAATATTTTTGAAATTCAATATGAAGGAAAGGCAAGAAATTATTTAAATAGAATTAAACTTTGTGCCTTAACAAATGTGCAAATGAATTATACTGGTGATGGAACTTGGGCAACATATAATGATGGTTCTCCAATTTCAATGAATATGACATTGGCATTTAGAGAATTAACACCAGTTTATAATGAAGATTATGAAGCATATGGTGATGAATCAGACGGAGTAGGTTACTAAAATGGGATATTTCAGAGAACTACCAGATTTAGAATATCAAAATTTTATATCAAATAGTATTTCTTCTCAAAGTTACGTAAAAGTTAAAAATTTATTCAGAAGAAATAAATTACGTGATGATTTACAGAATGTTTTTACTATCTTTAATAAGTATGAAATAATGGAAGGTGCCCGACCTGATACGGTTGCCGAAGAAATATATGGGGATGATCAACTAGATTGGGTTGTATTATTAACTGCTGGTATTATTAATGTAAGAGACGAATGGCCTTTATCTGATAGAGAGATATATGATTTTGTTGCAAGTAAATATGGTCTTGCTAATATAAACAGCAATCATCACTATGAAACTAAAGAAATTAAAGATTCTATGGGTAGATTAATTTTTCCCTCTGGTCAGGTTGTTGATAGTAATTTTTCTGTTACATATAGTGAAAATGGCACATATGTAACACCAACATCTTCAAATACTATTAGTGGTGTTAGTAATTATGAATATGAAGTTCTTAAAAATAATAGAAAAAGAAGTATATTTGTTCTTAGATCTCAATATTTACAACAATTCCTAAATGATATGAGAGACATTATGGTATATCAACAATCTTCTGAACGTATAAATGATAAATTAATAAGAACTGAGAACACCAGAGTTACAATGGAATAAAAAAAGACCCCTGTAAAGGGGTCTTAAAATCAATTAACATTATTCTGCTAATTTAGCAAAGTATGATAGTGCATCATCTTCATCATCTTCTACGGGAGAAGGTTTTGAAGTTACGGCAGCAGTAACTAATTGCTCTGCTGAACCACGATCATCATCTTCATCAACAGTTTCTACATCTTCACGAACTGTAGTCTTATTGCCAAGAACATAACCAAGACGCTTCTTCAAATCTTCATAAGATTTGAACTGATCTGCTGCAACAAACTCTTGAAGAGAACTTTCTTTTTTCCAAAGTCCCTCTAGTGCATCATCGTCATCTAACAAAGGAGTGACGGCAGTGAACTCAGAAGAATCATAGTTTCTATAACCAGCAACGTTCTTTGCTTTCAACTTGAAGTTGGCACCTTGCCAGAAATCAAATGGATCAATTG